CCATTATATGTCATTGTTCCTGCACTACCGTTAACAGAACCTTCCATAAACATATGAACAAACTCAGGGCCAACTGTGTACTCATATTGCACAGTCTTAGCATAACCTATAGATGTGACGTCAGCTTTTACAATAACTCCATTCTTGACTATAGCTAGTAAGCATTGGCCAGAACCAGTAGCTCTAGTATCATCTGCGTGTAATACTACTTTGAATATACTAGAATTGGCAGAATATGGTTCAAATAGATCAAATATGGTGTCATTATCTACCCATATAGTACCTTGATCTACTGTGCCACTAGCTGAGTACATTCCAGGATACCCAGCTATAGGTTTTATAGTATTAGTACCATCATACGTAACATACGAGTCATAACGTCTAGTTAATGGGTAATCAAGCCAACTATAGATTCTACCAGATAGACCTTTAGCTCCAAAGATCTTAAATCCAGGATCGGCATCTCTTTCAAACTCTGCATAATAATCGTTGTTCTTTTGTGGAACAACCTTTAACCAAATAGTTGGGTCAGTAGAATACTTAGTAGGCAGAGAGCCAGAATTGCTATAGTTCCATTGCTTAAATCTATATCCACTTTTTGGAGTTGCTGTAGCCTGCTCAAATTTAGGATCACCTGAAGTAGATACATACACTTTTTTAGCATTATAACTTGGGTTAGTAGTTCCCTTATTAGCATCTCTAGTCTGAACAGTTAAATAAGACCACGTTGTATCAGGCCATACCTTTACTGCCTCAGCAGTAGGAGAAGACTTATACCATACTTCACTTAAATTAGTAGTAGTTCCATTATCAACAAACTTAATAGCTGTGGGGTTATCAATGCCACCAATTTTAATAGACATTTGATACCTCCTTAGTTATTAGTAATAGTCAATACTGTTCCACTAAGACTAAATGTAGGCACTTTTATATCAACAGAAGTAGAGTAATTAGCATTAGCACTAGTGCCACCAAGTGATACACCATTCCTCTTAACTATAAATGAACCATCATAAACGGCAGGACTTGCCTTAGCCTCAGCAATCTGTTGAGCAAGAGCATCATTATCTAATGGTGAACCAACTAAGTCAGAGAAGTTGACTTCTCCACCTCCACCTCCACCAGTAGCACTAATTACGTTATCAGCACTAATAGTTATATTAGCTCCAGCAACTAATTTATCCTGTTTGTTAGTTAGTTCTGCTCTTGTAGCATAAGGAACATCATTAACTAATTGAGATACATTAGTTGGTATAGCAGCACTATTAGCTTTGGTATTGAGTATGTTCATCAAGTCAGCTTGGTTATTGATACTACCATAAATACTGCCCCAGTTAACATCTCCTCCACCGCCACCACTACCAGAAGCAGAAATAACATTACCGACAATCTGTATGTTATTGCCAGCAACTAATTTATCTTGCTTATTAGATAGATCAGAAGCTGTAGGGACAGTAGATCTATCAACACTTAAAACACCATCTTTAATCTTGATACCGTCACCAGCATCAATAGGAATAGCATCCATATAGATCTCACCATATCTATTGACGTGAACTGTCTCATCATCTACTTTTGCTGAGATCTTATTACTATTACTTATCGATATACCATCACCAGCAGTATAACCATTAGCATTGATATATGTATCTCCACTCTTTGAAGTGAAGTATATATTCTCACCTTCTTTATATGTTGTTCCTTCTCCGCCAGAGACAGCATATAATTGATCATCTGCATTCTTTTTGATAGTCACATTATCATACTTAATAACACCTTTTGTTGTAGGTGTAGCATTAGGTAATTCAGATACATCAGCACTAATAACATTATTAGAGATATTGATGCCACTACCAGCTACTAACTTATCCTGCTTATTATTAAGTAAGTTATCTGTTTCGGCTTTAGTGTAATATTGACTTAGATCAATCTCTGTGCTTCCAACTTGCACCCAACTATTATTGAACCAGATATATTGATCATATACATTGGAGTCTATTGATCTTCTAACTAAATAGATCTTATCTGATTCACCTGTAATAGGAAGTACAGCAACTACTTCCATAGTGATTCCACCAGTAAGTTGATCTAATAAATTATTGATCTCATCCTTATTGTATGTCTCATCTTTTAAATAATAGTGCTCTAAGTTAATAACAGCCTTTGTAATGTATCCAAGATCTCTTGTAATAGACTCTACATCTGCAGGTAATGTCTCCATACTCGGAACTACCGCAGGATCAATACTCACTGTTCCATCAGGAGCTACTTTAATACCATTGCCTTCTTTAGGAACTGAAGTAGAACTAATTACATTACTATCAGAGATCTGAATACCTTCTCCAGCTATAAGAGTATCCTGTTTACCTGATAGATCTATTTGTGCTTTCTTATTCTCTACTACTGAGTTGCCATCTACTAAGACATCCTCAACAGGAAATTCAAAGTCAGCAACTCCATTCTCATCTAATATAGACTGTCCTTCAATACGAACATCTTTAACAATACCAGAAGGTATTGCTCTATAGAATCCAGTCTCAGGATCCTCTTCATTATTTTCATTATATTCATACCACTGCTGATCATCTAAGCAATAGGCAATATATCTTTCAGGCATAAACCATTCATCATAGGCTGCCTTCATCTCTTCTTTAGTAAGAAGTAATCTCTTATCTACATATGAATCCGAACCAATGTCAAATCCACCAGATACAGCTGTATACTTAGCCATAGACTACCTCCATTTAAATTCTTCTTTGATGTTATTAGACTTTGTCTTGATGTTGTAATAGATATAATACGGAACACCATTATAGACAGTATCAACTCTTGTCCAGTTGTCTAATACACTTAAGAAGTCAGACTCAATTACATTTACTAATGGGCCCATAGACTGTGGGTACCCAATAGATGCAAATTGTCTATTAGTAGTAAAGTATTGAACCTTACCTGTTCTAGATAGCTCTTGAGCATCAATGTCTTCAGAGCTCCACATACCTTCAAGTGAAGTAGGCTCTGTATTGAAAGCACCATAGAACCATTTGTCTGACTGTGGCGGTGTTGGAGGTGTTTCCTGATAAAGTAAATTACGAACTACATCTCTTAATGGAGTATCAGCACTAATAACGTCACCTGCATAGTAATAACCAACATCTTTAGTGACTAATACATCAACTCCCATAGTATCAGTAACATTTGCTGAAATAACATTATCATCACTGATCTGTACATTATCCCCTGCAGTATAAGTTGTATCTACTGCACTAATAACATTGCCATCAATAACAACATTGTCTCCTGCTTCATAATTTAAGCCAGGAGTTATATTGATATATGCATTACCTTCAGAGTCAACAACAGACTCAGAGTTAACAAATACATCAATTATTCTTCCATTCTGACCAGGCTCTCCAGCAGGACCAGATGGAATAGATCCAATACCTTCTGAAGTGTTGTCAGAATAATAAGCTGTTAAGAATCCTTCAGAATCCATCTGAATAGACTTAACACCTCTACCTGGGAAGCCTCTACGGCCTCTCTGTCCATAGTTAACTATGCCTCAATTTTCTCTATGTGGCATTTAATAATCCTCCTTGCGCATTTACTTTGCGACGTTAAAATTTATCTACTAACTCAAATATGCCAGTAATAGATGTATTGACTTCCTCATCTAATGGACTAGCCAGAGTTAATTGATACAAATAATTCTTAGCCTGTAAGTCTTTAGTATCCTCAGGATCAAGGAATATAGTGTTAGGAAATTCATCATTAAGTTTCTCTAATACAACTTCCCCACTATTCATATCTTTTACTGTAAATATGACTTCATCTTCAGGCCAAATAACTTCTTCTATCTGTCTCCACCTTGGCCACATATGCCTTCTAATAGGTATAAAAAAGTGAGGTGGATATATATGTCCATTCTCATCCTGTGGTGGAGTTATTAGAGCATCCCAATATGGTTGATATGGAATACCTTCACTATTTACGGGGTATACTGGGTAAATGTAATTACCTTCAGAGTCAATAGGATTGCCTTCTGAATCAACTACCAAATTACCCTCTGAATCATATATGGGATCAGAAGTATATATAACATTACCATCAATGTCAGTAATTGGTGATATAGCTGGCATTTTAACTTTCTTTTCTTTATACTCTCTAATATGCCAGTCTTTATTAAAGAATCTAACATCTAACTGAGCTGAATCACCTTTAGTTAGATATATTGAGTGGTTAGAATCTATCCTAAACATATTCAGCCCCCTTAACTAACTCTTTCAAATGTATAAAATGTCTTACCAAACTTTTCCTCAGTTCCTAATAATTCCCAAGCACCACCTAAGACAGTTGGTTTAAGACCAGTAGTATTCGTATAGATGTAACCTACTGGGAAAAGACCTAAGTCACTAAATGTTATATTTCCTAATAGTTGAACAGAATTTATCATTGGCTTATTAGTCAGATCATTGTAGCTATCAGTGGCAGTTGCTATTTTTTTACCGTTATAAACAATCTTTGGCATTGTTATACCTCCTTAGTTGTTAGCTATGAATGTGAAGCCAATTACTGACCTTGCAGGAATGTTGATCTTTGGATAGACATATACTTCTCCATTAGTTATCTTGACACACATTGGAGTATATGTAAGATCATCAAATCCAAGAGCATAACTATTAAATGTGATAGAGTCTTCAGCATCTCCAAATGAAGTAGCTACTTTATATTCAGTTCCTGCTGTAAGAGCATTTAAGCTTATAAATCTTATTGAGCCACTATATAAGCCACTAGCATATTTATTTACCTTTATGCCACCATAGATACCTTCATATTTATCAGCAAATACTAAATTAGGTTCAAAGTCATCAACTTTATCGTAGTAACATAATCTATTATCAGATCCAATATAGAATTGTGATTCATTATATCTTAATGAAACTTCATTGCCTCCAACACTAATAGGATTGACACCATTTAATGTTGGCTGAATACCTAATGAAGATAATGTCTTATTGCCACTTAATACTTGACCATTTATACTAGGTTTGTCTTCTAATTCATAATAAGACTTAGTATAAATAATGGGAGGTCCTTCAGATGCATCAACAAAATATAAGGTGTTGGGATCTAATTTAGCCTCACTGTCTAATGCATCATATTCAGCCTGTGTACCTGTCCAATATACTTTAGCACTAATAGAAGTAGCTTCTGAGTCTAATAAGATACCATTTAAGTAAGACTGAATAGCTGTACTTCCACCACTGTTAGTTGCAACTAACTTACCCTGAGCATTGATGGACAAAGTATCATAATCAATAGGAACAAATAATTTATTATTGCTGTCCTTTTTGATAGTCATATCATCTGCCTGTAGAGACATATTATTTATTCTCTCTGACAGAGCTTGGTCAGCATTATATCTTATATTAGCTTCATTGTTAATAAGACGTTTGTTCTCAGAGTCTCCTTGAGCTCTTAATGAGATCTCTTCATCTAACTTATTAGCTTCCGAGTCAATACGATCAGATAATATAGAATCATTCTCTAGCCTGATCTGTGCTTCACTATTTAAAGAGTTATTAAGATCATTTAACCAAGAGGTAAATTCAGATGTGTTATTAGCTATAAGTGTTCTAATAGAGTCATCTTCTGATGTTCTATTAGCAACTTCCTGATCAAGAGAAGCGCTTAATTGTGTATACTCTACTTCACGATCTTCAACTTCTTTATCAATAAGACTTCTTAACTCAGAGTCACCAGTTAATCTTAAAGTAGCTTCTGAATCTATTAGATTCTGTAGATCTAATTTAGTATTCTCGATCTTAGCAGCTAATTCAGAGTCACCAAGCTCTCTTGCTTCGATCTCTGCATCAATAGCTTCTTGATGATCAACTAATAACTCGTGTATCCATTCATCTTCAGATGATCTCATATTAGCTTCATTAAGTATAAGTGTCTCTAATCTACTACCCTCAGAGTTGATCTTATACTCTAAATAATCATCCTGGAAGTCAACATATTCAGTAGTTGCTAATTCATCTATAAGTCCTGATAGTGGAACTCTTATCTCATTACCATTCTTTAATGTTAATACTAACCAACCACCTTCAGAGTTCTCTTCATATCTTCCATCAAGAACTAACTCTTCAAGTGGCATATCTAATATGTCTTCTGAGATGACTTCACCATCTTTATTTAATAACTTAGCAGTTAGTAAGTAGTCTTCACTAGACATAGATAATATGATCTTATTTGCTGTCTCTTTAAGCATTGGCAGATCATAATAATTAGCATCGTGACTACCTAAGATCATCTTATTATTTAAGAACGGTTTGTTCTTTATTTCTTTGTAGTCGCCCTTGTCGTGCGATTCTTTGTAATTTAAAGCTGCTAAAGCTAGCGCTCTTGCTACTGAGTCTGATGCCATCTATTAACCTCCATACACAGTCTTGATAATTGCTTTACAGGTTGTTGATCCATCAATACTATCCTGAGCATTGAAAGTAATGTCCAATCTCTCTAGAGCTGATGTCATTACCATATACAGACCAGCTTTATCTATAACATCACAGGTGGTTAGATTAGCAATGTCTATAAATTTGACTGGAACTCCTTTAGAAGCTCTGAGTCCATAAGCTAATGCTGTCACTTGGCAATCATTCTCTAATTCTATATATAACTCATCAGTGACCATATCACCAGGTTCATTATTATTAAAGTAGACCTTTTCAGTATGTGGCTCTGATAAGAGAATCTCTTTTATTTGACCGACTTTCATTTATTCCTCCTATATTACTGGTATCAAAGTGCAACGACAGAAACAATGAGTAGGCAGTACTGGACAATTGTCTATATCATATTCTTTATTAGATCTATCAATACATTCCTGACATACCTTATCATCATTAGCTGTTAGTATCTGCACTTTATCAATTGATGCAGCTTTGTATCTCTCAAGAGTTGATATATATTGCGTATGTGCCATCTCTGTAATAAGTAGTCTCTTAGCTATCTGTAGACTATTCTTTTTAAGATATGGCTCAAGATCTTTTACGAACTTATATGGATGCTTACCCTCAGCTATAGAGAGCATAATATACTTTTTAGCATTATTAGCCATAAGCGCTTTATTCTTCCATAATCTGTCAGAGAAGTTATTGCCATCGCCTACCCAATCTTCATTGATAAGTCTCTTTATAGTATCTGTATCAATAAGTGGAGCAGGTGGTAGCTTCTCTCCTAACTTATTAAAGTTAGTTATATATAAGTTCTGCATAGAGTTAGTTAAGATCTTCTCTTCTTTAAGACCAAGATCAGTCACTATCTTCTGTAGCTCTCTTATTAGTCTGTAGTATCTATTATATTGATATAGCTTACTGACTATTGGAGTATCCTGATCATCACAGATCTCGAGATATAATTTAGTCAACTCTTTTTGTATACGATCTGTAGCATCTTTGTATATAGATCTCAATTCTTTTAAAGCTTCCTCATAAGCTAATGTTAAGATCTGAAGTTGTCTCTTTCTCCAATACTCCATTCCTCATTAAGCTCCTTTTGAGTTTGCTTATCCATTTTCTCCATTTCATTATCTACATCAGAAACAAATGGAACAAGTCCTAATAATGTCTCATCAGACACCAATGACTTATATGCTGTTAATTCATTCACTGTCATAGGAGTAAGGCTGTTGGGCAAATTCCTCGTGAAGTGGATCTCAACATCTCTCCATTGCTCTTCACCATATAGATTAAATATACTACAGATCAATTCAATTCTTCTCTGTAATGCTTTAAGCATATGATTCTGTATATTACTTGCTGCTGTCTCAAATCCTGTTAGCTTATACTTAATAGCTTCACCACTTTGAGCCATAAAGTCTTTGTCAGTATAATCAGGAGTAAGAGAGATCCTATGTATCTGCTTATGAATTGTATCTAATAAGAACTCAAAGGCATCATTCCTTGTCTCTTTTGTTAGATATGAAGCATCAGCATCAGAGTCTATCATTAATACTCTCTGCATCTTCATAGCTTTAAGATCTTCATCATCAGCTACAACACCTTTTAACACTAAATACGCATCAGCAAATGCTTCAAGATCATCTACCCCTGCACTTAATAAAGTGTTATAAGCATCTTGGAGAGTAATTATAGACTCAAATATACAGTCTTCATCTTCATTTAAAGAGAATACAGTCACAGGACACTGATCATAATAATGCTCATATTGATCTACTAATGTAAATGAAGTAAATCCTATATCTGACTTGTATTTAGTTACAGAGTGAGGACCATATACTTCAACATAGTAGTCATCGATAAGAGCAAGATTAGTGTTCTCTTGATAGAATCTAACAACATAAAGCAGTTCATTATTTAAGCTATTAGAATAAATAGGCAAACATTGTCTAGGATCAAATAACCTAAATCTCTGTTTGCCTTCTTCATCAATATAATTGACTTCAAATGCTCTGCCGAATATAAGAGCTTGTCTTAGATACTCTCCATCTTCTTGTGCCACATCATTATAATTAAGCACATTAATAACACCTTGAAAGTCTTCATTTGTATATGTGACCGGAATACCTGTAAGGTAGCCCAGATACTTATCTACTATACCCTTACAATAGTTTGAAACTATTATGTTGCAAGGTTTACCAACATCAGTTGCTCTCTTCTTAGTAATCTTTTGCTTACCTTTATAGTAGTTCCACTGCTTATTTAGTCTAGGTTGCTCTTTAGATATAAATTGCTGAATAGCTCTACCAATATAATCAGTGGTTAACTCTACAGTCGGATCACTCAAAAACTGAAGTTTCATATAAGCTCCTTTCGTTTTATATATCTTTAAAAGTGAGTCCAAAATAGGGCTCACCTTTTTTTAACTTTCTTAAAATCATTTTATAACATAACCCAGTATCTTTAGCTGCATCTGTTACTGAGTTCCATATCTCACCAGTTTCAATACACATTATTGGTCTTGTTCTATTTGGTGGATACACTGTCTGGTTCTTTTTTATAAAGCCTTGAAACTTTAAATTATCCCAAGGCATAAATGGATCTACATATGTCCATCTCATACTATTAGAAAATATATAGCCACCATAATTATAGTCACCACAACATACCTTTCTTAAACTGGACATATGAGGGTAATCTTTATGTGCTTCTGTTTGTGTTAAATAGAATTTACCTGTCTCAACACATACTACTGGTCTTGGTTTTATAACACTCATATTGCTTTTATTACCAAGCTTTGGCTTAGGCATATCTGGTGGAATCTTATCTTTCAGCCAATCTTTAAAATAGATCGGAGTACAATTTTCAGGTAACCACTTGTCATAATCAGGGTTAGGTTCCTGATATAAGAATCCTTCTCTACACCAAGAACCATCAAAGGCTAATACAAAACCTAATTTGTAATGCCTGTAAGTACGCATATATGCAATAGCTCTATCACTATTGAATTTTTCCCCTCTTCTAGGCAAGCCCAAGTACCCCCTTGTTAATACTTCTCAATCTGCCTTTAGTGTAGATGTCACTGTATGCATAAGATAGTGCATCTATTGAGTGACTAAATTCGTGAGTATACTTATCATCTGTATATTTACCTGTTTTCTTATCTTTCTCATAAGAAAAGTTTGATAGTTCCATAATGACATTCTTACAGCGAGGATCAACTATTATTAAATGATCTTGTAAGAAAGCTATTCTTGTATCAACACTATTAGCACCTTTAACACAAGGAACTACATAATAACCATCTTTTCTAAATGCATCTATTGTTCTTGGTTCAGCACTATCAGCTTGTACTTTTACTTTAGTAAGATGCATATCTCTTAATGCTTTCTTTAGATCTTCTATTCTTTGACCTGTCTTATAGAATTCATTTACTATATAAATAGTTCGATTGCTCTTATCATAATAAGTATCTACTATAGCTGACGGATCATTCCAGCCCCAGTCAATACCAGCTCTATGCTCGTATTTCTTAGCTAAGTCTGTCTCATCTAATACTTCATCTTTCCAATTAGTAAGAACAAGACCATCTGTATCAATGCCCCATTCCCCTAACCCGTATATGCGCCACTTTTGTGGGTTCCTTGTTTGCAGTGCTTCTATAGAAGCTACATATTCTTTATTAAGGAATGGGTTATCTTTATATGTTGAATGTATGAATACAAAGCTTTCTGGAGGCGAATTTACAAAATCATATAACCAAGACTGTGAGCTTATTGGGTTCCAGGCCATTATTATTTGTTGATTGGCCATATGACCTCTCATACGAAGATCTAACTGCTCAAATATATCCTTTGGAACTTCATAAGCTTCTTCTATAAAGATACAAGAGACGTTAGCTAGTGATAATAGCTTCTCTTCTGAATCAAGCCCAGTAAAAAAGATCTCAGAACCATTTGGGAATCTAATTCTGAAATCTCCTTCATTTATCTTTACATATTGTGTTAATTGCCAATTATTAAGTATTTCTTTAAATACTTCAAACACTGTTTGACGAATGGTAGTTCCATATCTTCTGCATACCATAACTCTTATTCCTGGTTCTCTACAACACCTTATAATAAGCTTTTGAGTTATCGAGTATGACTTTGATGAACCTGCACTGCCCATCCAACACTCGTACCTGTGAGAATAATCGAATATATATGGAAAAGCTTTATCAGTAAACAACTTCCTGTCTAAGTTAAGCTTGATGTTCACTATTATTTTCCTCTGGTGTCATTATATTTATCTCTATAGAATTGCTAGTTGATAATTCAACTTCTTCTTTTGGACGTTGACCAAGAGTGTCACGAATTACTTCATATGCCTTAGTGTCGCCGAACATTGCTTTATTAACTAAAGCAATGGTCATAGACA